TGGCAGCTTAACCACTAGGATTATCTATGTTTAAGAAAGCTAAGGTCGCATTTACGCTCCTACAGAAAGGCAAAGCAGTGGCAGACCCTGCCAAATGGAAGTCTAGGCAAATCACCGCAACAATGCTAACTGGAGTAATTTGGGCAGTTATACAGGCTGCGGAGGCTTTTGGCTATGCCATTCCCGTCGATGAAGTTACTGTTGATTCTGTCGCTGTTGGGGTGCTTGCTTCTGTCAACTGGGTGCTCACATTATCAACATCTGAGAAAGTCGGGATGCAGCCTCGGGGTTAAACCCGTAATGGTAAATCCCCATTGGGTCGAAGTAATACCTAACATTTACGGCGTAGAAGCCGTCCTACTAACATTGGAGTGCGATATATAATGACTAAGTTTAAATTAGCGTTTGAGATTGCTCGTTTTGTCCTGTTTCTTGTTACCTCCCTCAAAGACCTCGTTCTTGAAGCTGAAGAGCAAATGCCAGAAAGTGGCAGGGGTTCAGAGAAGTTTGCTGCGGTTAAAAAAGCGGTAATCACTGCTGCTAAATACGCGGAAATAAGCGAAAAAGCCGTTGATACTGTGGATGATTTTATAGATAGTCAAATAAATCAAACAGTTAGCGAAACGATCAACTCCTCAAACTAGTCTATGACAGAAAAACTGCTTGAAATGCTTCGTAGGCATGAAGGCGTGAAGTCGCATATATACCGGTGTAGTGCCGGTTTTTGGACTATAGGCGCAGGACGAAACGTAGACCCCAACGGCGGTATTGGGCTGTCTGACGACGAAGTAGACTACCTGTTAGAAAATGATATTGAGCGTGTAATCAAAGAGCTAAGTACTGAATATCCTTGGTTTAATAGCCTTGATGATGTACGAAAAGATGCTATGATTGACATTAGCTTTAACCTTGGTGCCACTAGACTTCGTGGTTTCAAGCGCGCATTGGCAGCTATGGAAGTTGCCGACTACAAATTGGCCGCAAAAGAATTCTTAGATTCCAAGTGGAGTCGGGACGTGAAAGGCCGTAGCCATGAACTCGCAAGCATGATCGAGACTGGTGAATACCTATTATGAGGTTTGTAAATGCCGCTTCAGAAACTACAGTTCAAGCCCGGAGTTGACCGCGAGAATACCCGCTACGCAGCCGAAGGCAGTTGGTACGAGACCGACAAAGTGCGTTTCAGACGGGGTATGCCTCAGAAGATCGGTGGGTGGGTGCGCCTGTCTAACCAGACTTTCCTTGGCATCTGCCGGTCTATGCTCAACTGGGTTACTCTCCAAGGGCAAAACCTCGTCACAGTAGGCACTAACCTCAAGTACTACATCGAGCGTGGTGGGGCTTACTATGACATTACCCCTATCCGTTCCACGGTAGTTCTTACTGATCCTTTTGACACAACTGACGGCTCTGCCGTTGTTCTGGTTAATGATGTTGGTCATGGTGCGCTTGACGGCGACTTTGTGACGTTTAGCGGGGCTACTGCGGTTGGCGGTCTGACTCTAAATAACGAGTACCAGATAAGCTTTATCGACGAAGATTCCTATACTATTACTGCCGAGACTACGGCTTCCTCTACCGCTACAGGCGGTGGCACTGTTACTGCGGCATATCAAGTCAACACAGGTAACGAGATTGCTGTGCCATTTACTGGCTGGTCTGCGGGTACTTGGGGTTCTGGCACATGGGGTTTTGGCGGTACTACTGATGCGCCTATGCGGCTTTGGAGTCAAGCTAACTTCGGTGAGGACTTGTTCTTTAATTATCGTGGCGGAGCGCCTTTCTATTGGGATGCCAGCAACGGGGTAACTACTCGCGCTGTGTATGTATCTTCTCTTGGCGGTGCGTCAGATGTCCCTGTCATAGTTAACAAAGCGTTTGTGTCAGACATCTTCCGGTTTGCATTCTGCTTTGGTGCGAACGATTTGGGTACTAGCGTACTTGATCCTATGCTTATCCGTTGGTCTGACCAAGAAGACGTAGCTAACTGGACGCCCGCCGCTACTAACCAAGCAGGTAGTCTGCGCCTCTCCCGAGGTAGTGAGATCATCACCGCATTACAAGCCCGTCAGGAAATTCTGGTTTGGACTGATACGGCCCTGTATGGCATGCAGTACTTAGGTGCTCCAGAGGTTTGGGGTGCGCAGCTACTCGGTGACAACATCACAATAGCCAGTACTAACGCAGCAGTATATTCCGGCAATATTGCGTTTTGGATGGGTACGGATAAGTTCTACCTCTACGATGGTACAGTTCAGACACTGCCTTGTGCGGTGCGAAGTTATGTGTTTAACGACTTTAATACATCCCAGTATGCTCAAGTTGTTGCAGGTACTAACGAGCGGTTCGATGAGATTTGGTGGTTCTACTGCTCTGCCGAGTCTACTCAGAATGACCGTTACGTGGTCTATAACTATATGCAGAACATTTGGTACTACGGCACTCTATCGCGCAGTGCTTGGATCGACGCTGACCTGCGGGATAACCCCATGGCGGCTACGTACAGCAACAACTTGGTTCAGCACGAAGTGGGCTACGACTGCCAAGAAACTGCCACACCGTTCCCGATTACAGCTACGCTAGTATCTTCTGAGTTTGACTTGGACGACGGTGATAAGTTCATGTTTGTTAAGAGAATGTTACCGGACGTAACATTTGAGGGTTCTACGGCTGACAGTCCCAGTGCGACAATGACTTTATCTCCTCTGGAGAACTCCGGTTCTGGGTACAACAACCCGCTATCAGAAGGTGGAAACAGCAGCGCTACGGTAACTCGTTCGGCTACAGTGCCTATTGAGCAGTTTACAGGGCAAGTCTTTGTGCGAGTACGTGGTAGGCAGATGGCGTTTAAGATTGAGTCTACTGAGTTGGGTGTGGCTTGGAAACTAGGTGTACCACGGTTGGATATGCGGCCTGACGGCAGGAGAGGCTAGTGGCTGAAAGACTGGTACAAAAGGTCCAAACGCCTGCGCTTCCCATACCTAGACCCGGGCCGCTTAAGCATTATCTGGATGACCTGAATAACATCCTGCGTCTGTTTTTTAACTTGCTGTCGAACGCGGTTAATAACGTATTTGGAGAGCTAGGGGGCCGGTTTATTGACGTGCCCAATGCGTTATACTTCTCCACAGCAGATCAGCCCATAGCGGCGGTAAATACAGGGCAAGTAGTTACGTTTAACCAGACATACTTGGAAAGCGGGTTTTCGATTAACGGTGTTGGGAATAGCCAGATAACTGCCACGTACGGTGGGGTTTACAACTTTCAGTTTACTACGCAGATTGTTAGTGCGTCGGCTAGCTCTAAAACCGTGTTTATTTGGATTGCAAGAAACGGTGTAGCTTTAGGTTACACAGCAAAAGACTTTGTATTACAAGGCTCCAGCGACGTTAACGAAGCAACTTGGAACTTTAACTTAGATTTGGCAGCGGGTGAGTACGTAGAGATGATATGGTCGTCTGATGATATAGATGCCTCTCTTAACTCCGAGGCCGCAACTAGCCCCCATCCGGGCGTTGCTTCTGCTGTAGTAACAATTAACTTTATTTCGGCGCTACCTGAAACGCGCCCAACACCTCCGTAGGCTTAGTATGGGTACTACAACAGGCTTAAAGCCGGACAGCATGATTTATGACCCGGATAATGATTCTTTTTACCGGGCAGGCGATTCGTTTGGTAGCGCAATAGATTTTCTTCGTGCTACGACTGGCATTGATTACCCAGATTATGCGGCCGAAGCCATTGCAGACGCTCAAGCACAAGACTACATAAATTCTCTTCTTGAAGAGCAGATGACCGCTGAGCAGCTAGAAGCTCAACGTTTAGGTCTTTCCGTAGCCCAGATGAATGCCAAGACCGAGGACATGCTGGATAGCATCCTTAAGTCCCAAGGTGAAAACGAAACAGGGTTTGTTAACGAAAGTGCTCGAATAGCGGCGGAAGGCATACTCAAAGGTAAGATTGCCCAAGCTGGTGTTACCGATCCTGCTGCTCAAGAAGCTGCACTTAAGTCGGCTATGGAGTCCCTTGAAGGTGGGGCCTCTGGGCTTGAGGCAGTTAAAGCAGCGGCAAGTGGGGCACAGGACTACGTTGAGGAACTTCTAACAACTGCTAAAGATATTATAGATAAAGGCTATGATGCCACGATAGGCAAGCTTCCAGAAATACTAACTCCTGAAGCTATACTTGCTGACATTATTAGCGGGAACGTTACCGGCGTCTTTGAGATAGGGGAAACAGGCGGCGCGCTTCCCGGTGCTACTTCTCCTATTTTTGGTGGTACCGTAGGTACGGTTGGGGGTGGAACCAACGTAGGTATTATGACTACGGGCAACGCAGTGCTTGATGCTGTTATTCGTGCCGCTGAAGGTGGTGTAGACCAGCAAGACATTGAAAAAGTAGTAGGTGCAATTATATCGGCCAACACAGGCATTCCCGCTGATGTTGTAAATGCGGGTATAGAAGGCACTAAAGAAGCCATAAATGCTGCCAAAACTGTTGTAGGCGCTAATGTAACCGACGGTGATGACACTACAGACATAACCCTAACTAATGGGACAGCTACTACTAGAACCTGTGATGATGGAAGTGTAGTAGGCGCAAACGAGGCATGCCCCGAAGATGCCACTACTATTATAAACGGGGAGGAAACTGGAACTGGCGGCTCAACAACCGGCGCTACGGTCACTTTAAATGAGGACAAGGAAGTAGTTTGCGGGGATAACCAATACAAAGATTTTGTTACAGGTAAGTGCGTAGACATACCTTGCCCCGCAGGACAAGAGCGAGACAAAAACGGAAACTGTTACACGCCGGGCGTCGGTGACCGTACTACTGTAGACGACGATCTTATTGCAAAAACAGACCCCTGCTCTGATCTAACCTATGCAGCGGAAAACCCAGCCGAGTGCGGGGGAACCGTAGATTTATGTGATGATCCTGTTTATGCCGCTCAAAACCAAGATAAGTGTGGGGGAAGCGTTAACTTATGTGATGATCCCGTTTACGCAGCTCAAAACCAAGATAAATGCGGGGGAAGCGTTAACCTATGTGATGATCCCGTTTACGCAGCTCAAAACCAAGATAAGTGCGGGGGAAGCGTTAACTTATGTGATGAT